AGGGACTATCCGGAGTGGCGTAAGGCTGAGCTCCGTGAAGTTAAAGACAGGATGGCACTCCTGGCTTTACCCGAAATTTACCGCATTGTGAAGTGCTTCATGAAGGATGAATCGTACACTGAGTACAAACATGGCCGGGGTATTTACTCCAGGTCAGACTTTTTCAAAGTGCTCTTTGGTCCGATCATTTCTGCAATTGAAGATGAACTTTACAAAAATCCAGAATTCATCAAGCATGTTCCTGTTAATGAACGTCCATCCTATATTTTGGAGCATTTGAGCTTCATTGGGGTGAAAGCAGGAGCCACCGACTACACTTCTTTTGAGTCTTCCTTTTCACCAGAGGTTCAGAAACATCTGGATCAAGTTCTGTTCAACTTCTTTACTGAAGGTTTGGACGGGGCTTTCTACTCTAGGATCATTAAGTCTCTGGCTAAGACTAACAGATGTATCTTTAAGTGGTTCGTCTTGCTTATCGCCGGGAGGCGAATGTCAGGCGAGATGTCGACTTCATGCTTCAACTCGTATGCCAATGTTATGGTTAACAAGTATGTGGTGAAGAAGACTGATTGTGGAAAACTCAAAATGGTTGCTGAGGGAGACGATGGTCTTGGTAAGACCTCAACGGGTAGATTTCCAACTAAAGAAGACTATGCTAAGTTGGGTTTCAATATTAAAATTGAACATCACGACAGAATAGAGCATGCTTCTTTTTGTGGAATTATATTCGATGAGGAGGACAAGATCAACGTCACTGACCCTCGCAAAGTCCTGGCTGAATTCGGCTGGGCGTCCCAACGATATGCACGATGTGGGGACAAGAAGATGAAAGCCCTCCTGCGGGTTAAAGCTTTATCTTATTTGTATCAATACCCTGGTTGTCCGATCATTCAGAGTCTCGCACTCTATGGTCTTCGGATGACAAAATCGTTTAGTGTCGATGGGTTCGTCAAGACGAACCGAATGATGTCGGCTTGGGAGAGGGAAATTTATCTCAAGTCGATTGATTATTGGAATAAAGTCAAAGGACTGCCGG